TTCTTCATATTTTTTCCAAGTAACTTCAATTCCATCAGCGTTTGCCTCGACACCAGTCGGTATAGCCAAGAGAATATTACCATCTGCATCTTTTGCAATTGCCGTGAAGCCAAATCCTTCACAGATAATTGAGGTGTAGTGTTCGGGTTGTAATCCATCTGCAATTTCAACGATATCAAAATCGGGTATAAATTCATCGTGTAGGTCACAGTATTGTTTTGAAAATTCTGCCATATTTTATTTGTTTTTAGATAATTATTATACTAAACAGTCGAGGTTAAGTGTATATTATGTAGTAATTATTTTTGTGCAGGTATCGTTAATATGTTTTAACTAAAGCTTTACGAAGTTCCTGAAGATCATCTCTGTACATTTGAGTATGTTCCCGCTTCTTGATTTCTTCTAATTCTTTCTCTTTAGCAAAGCAATCACCCAATAGATCTTCATATGTCTCTTTGGTTAGGGTATGAATTGGCATTGCGAGAAGATATGAATATGAACCATTTATTTCTTCAAAAGTAGCAACTTGGAGAAACAGGATAATCTCTTTTTTAGGCACATTATTAATCTTTAATTTACCACTAATGATGGCCTTAATGAATTCTGCTTTATTTGTAAGCACCATCATCTCGTGCGTCAATCGATTAATTAGAAACTCCTTACGCTTGATATAATACGCTAATCTAAATTTGACAAAATATTGAATTATCTCAGTTACACTATTAAAAATCTTAAGATTACCATTTTCATCAAGTACTGTAAAATTTTCAGACTGACGTTCTTCCATTTTTAAAGTTCGGTCTAATCTATTAGAATCGATTAATAATTTAAGATCTTCACGTCTAAATTTAAGAACGTAATTAATATTAGAACGACAATTATTGTCATAGCTGGCAAGACGTCGAGTATCTTCCAATGTACTAAGTAATAAATCAAACTTTTCATATGTAGCAGATGGCGGTAATTCACTGATGTCTATAGTAGAAGTATTTTTAATTTCATATTTACCTCTGAATACCCAGGCCAGGTGATTTTCTGGGTCCTGTATACAGCTGCCACTAAATCCATAATACCATGGAGCGGGTTCACTATATTTCTTTCCATCTAATTCTTTGATACAGGCATCAATTAAGTCAAGCGGATTACGATTTAAGATATTTGTTGCAAAACCTACAGCAATTCCACTACCGCCATTTAAGAGCACAGTTGGAATGATTGGTAAGAAAAATTGAGGTTCAATTTCATTACCCTCTTCATATCGTGAAGTAAGTAGATCAAAATCCATATATAACAATCTAAAGTTCTTATGTAGTTTAGTAGAGATATATCTAGGTGCACCAGCTTCTGGAGAACGAAGAGAACCAAACTGTCCTATTTCTTCGAGAACTGGCATTGAATTTTTAAATTTTTGAGCCATTCCAATAATTGCACCATTCAAGCTTCCATCGCCATGGTGATAGTGTGCCTCAGCTGCAACTTTACCTGCAAGTTGAAATATTTTAAGCGGTTTTTCGCTACCGTTTCGCCAAACCCTGTCTGCAACAAAGATTACTTTACGTTGAGTCGGTTTGAATCCATCAATTACGGATGGAATTGCACGTTCTTCTACAACATAGACTGCATACTCTCTATAATCTTGATCAAGATATTGAGTTACTGTTTTTATTTCGGTATTATTTGCCATTATTCTTCTGATTTATTAAATGTATGCATCCAATTATAATTACCACACTGTTCGCAAGTAGAAGGTTCTTTTTGAACTGCCTCATTAACTTTCCAAGCACCACGTGAAGTAATTATTTCAAGGATCGCTAACCACTCTCGCTGATCTAGTGAAGCATGTATTTTAGAAAGCTCAGACATCACTTCAAGTTTGAGTTTATCAACAGTATCAGCCGTTCTAGTATCATATTCATCAAGATGTAGAGATTCTCCGTCAATAGATACAATTGGCCCATAACAGCCGTCCCCGTATTCAATTTTATGTATGCTCATATTTATATTTTATTAATTTTCGATATTTTTAGGCTTATTTAAAATTCGATCTTTTCTTGGAGCAGAATCTGCACCAAACCAAGCATTTAGTGATTCTTTATAGTCTTTATCATTTTTAATTTGTACTAATTTTGGATTTTTAATAATTTCCTCATATTCTGCGTTTTCAAGAGCGGCAAGTCCTTTCTTATACTCGACATTCCATCCAGCGACTTTATTTTTAGTCTGCCACTTATCAAATTCGTCATTTGTATAAAAACTAAGCGAATCTTTGCCTTTTTTAGCGACAACTAGTGGCGTCATCACTTTATAGATCCTACCTTGGTCAAATAATTCTGGCCAGAATCGATTAAAGAAATTAATTAAGGAAGCGGCAATATGGTTTCCATCCGGATCGGCGTCAGTGTAAATATAAACTCTACCATATCGTAATCCCTTAGGTTCTTCACCAAGTTTTAGACCAAGTGACGCCATTAGCTGAACCGCTTCATCATTTTTGATAATTTCAGAGCTTTTCATCTCGCTTACATTGATAAATTTACCTTTAAGTGGAAATGCGCCGATTGTTTGAGTGTCTCTGAACTGGCGAACTGCTGAAATTGCACTTAGTCCTTCATAAATACCTAAAATACAGATTCCGCGATCACCTTTACGTTGAGCGTCAATTAATTTTAAGATTTTTGTCTTATCTAAGGCACTATTTAGCTTTCTAAGTTCAGCACGTTCCTGTGCTAGCGCTTTTTTCTCAATCCAATCAAGTACTGAAGCTATTATTTCAGATTTGAATATTGTTTTTGCTAACTTTTCAGTAAGTTCATGTCGAGTTGCAAACTCTTTCGGTTCAGTTATTAGTTTCTCTTTGGTTTGAGAACTAAATGCAGGGTTCATTACTGTGCAGTCAATAAATAGTGACACGTAATTACGAATATCACTCGGTTTGACTTCAACTCGGTGCTTTTTCTTAATCATTTCACGTAATTGCGCAATTAATTGATTAATGATATACTCTACATGAGTTCCGCCATCTTTTGTGTGTACTGAATTTACAAAACTTATATTACAAAATCCATTTTCTGATTTTGCAAATGCAATTTTCCAATCTTTTGACTCTTCATAGAAAAAGTCTTGTGTATAAAGCTTGATATATTCTTCAAATGTCTTAAAACGAAGAGTATGTTCGCTCTTCTTACCTTGATAGATGCTTGTAAACTTAACTGTGAGTCGATTATTACAGGCAGCAACATCTAGGCACCGCTTAAACATTATTTGAAACGATATAGTATCGATCAAGTTCATTTTAAATCGCTCAAGGTCAGGGATATACGTAATTTCCGTAAATCCTCTCTTGGCTGAAGTAATTACTGCCTTACTTCTCTTGTGCATGTTATCGGTAAACTCTTGATCGAATTTATTTGTTCCATCACAAGTAGAAACAGTAAATGATTTACTAAAGATATTGGCTAATGTTCCACCAACGCCATTTGTTCCAGCAACAGTTCGCTGTTCAGTATCATCAAAATTTGAACCGGCTTTAAGATTAGAGAAAATCATTTCGGGAATCCACTCTTTATGCACCGGATGCTTCTCTACTGGAATTCCACCATTATCCCAAATTGACAGAGTATTTGTGTCTCTGTTAATTGTGACTCTGATTTCATTTAGTTTTAGGTTACGACGATGCTCATCGACTGAGTTTGAAATAATTTCATCAAATAATTTAAGAAATCCTGGATTGTAGGTTACTTCTTCGTTCCACACTTTCTCTCCATCAAATAGATATTGTTCTCCAGTGTGTGGAGAGATTGAGCCAATATACATAAACGGACGAAGCAATACATGCTCAATGTCTGTTAGCTTTTGATATTTTTGTTCTATTCCTTTTTGTTTAGCCATATTAAGATTTCATAAATTTTTGTATAGAAATAGCTTTTCCAGTGCTATTGTCAATAAAGTATAATTTATTTACTTCGTGTTGAGATAAAGGTTCCCATATAATTGAATCCCAATCAAAACCAGTAGAATAATTAGCAGATTCAATAGATACTATATAGTTATTATCAAATATAAATTTAAGAGCTAAGTATTTATTTTGATCAATCGGTAATAGTCGAACTGTATAATTATTTTGAGTCGGTCCAAGTTGAGTTTTAACGAGACTTCCAAATTCTCCAGGAATATTCATTAATGCATACGGTGGAATTGACGTATTCACATCAAATATCGGCGGGTTACCATCTGTAGATACTAGGTTGCCAGAAGATATCCAAGTTTTTAATAGTTTTACAAATTTTTTATTAAAATAATTATTCGTTATTTTACTAGGATAATTATAATTACTTGCGATTTCATACATTGATTCTGAAAAACCTAGTTTTTCAAAAAGTTCATCATCAGTTTCATATATCTCAGATATTGCTGCTCGCCAAACAGTCTCATAAAATAGGCTATTAATAAATTCATCAGCTGTAATATATGTATGGAATTCTCCTGAACCAATAACATCATTTTGTTCTAATGTAAAAATTGTGTAGTAATAAAAAAGATCTCCATCTGTCCAAAAAGTAAAAACTGGAATATTTTTATAAATATCATAGTCAACTCGAATATCAAAGGTAGAAAATGGCAAATTTGTTTTAATTGTACCAAGTGTAATATCTTCATCGAGTCCTGATTCTAAATACTCACTAATTGAATTATTAGATAAATATTCAGCGTTAATTGTTTTTCCAGTAAGTGGATTATTTTCAATAAATTTAATAACTCTATCGATCGTTGAATAAACACTGGTCTCGATTGCAGAAATTGAAGCATCATCTAAGAAAGCTTCTTTATTTGGATATGCGGAATGATCTGACGAAATGTCTCGTTTAGTTAATGATTTTCCCTTACGGCTATCTATATTTTTTAATAATCCATCTCTAAATCGATCTTCCGGAATAACATATGGAAGATTAAAATAATTTGGATAAAATGATTCTTTTGTTGCCTCGTTTAAAAAATCGTGGATTGGAAGTATATGTCTCATTATTTCTTTGCTAACTTTTTTATATTAAGTGCATCTAAAAAATATTGAGGCACTGCTTTATTATTTAATATCTGATCGAAGCATTCATCTAAGATATATGTCTCTGCCCAATCATCATCGTTTCTAATAGATCTACCATATGCTTGAAGAAGATCAATTAGGGTCTTCCAATTATACCAATCTGGTCGAGTCTCTAATCTTTTCTTTATTTTTGTACTAACTAAATTAGGAAAAGGCACTTTTAGGATTATTTGAAACCTAGAATAGTCATCTTTTAAATCGACGCCATTAATCATCGATGGAGATACTAATACAGTTTTAAATTGAGAACTTAAATGTTTTTCTAAAGATTTTTCTCGAGTTAGTGAATCGTGGAAAATAAGTCGGTCATCTTTGACTGTACTTTTTATCCAATTACTGAATTCATAAGTTGATGTATGAATAATACCCTTGTTCTCTTTATTCTTCTCCAATATTTTTTGTAGAATTGGAATTGCTCGAGTAAATGATTCTTGTTTGTTATAATAAGACATTTTGCCAAACTTTAGATAAATTACTGGGCGTTTGGTCGACTCGAATGGACACGGTAGGGCAAGATAGGTTGAGTCATCTGTGCTTACTCCCATTAAGAATGAAAAAAGTGATCTATCAAGTAGAGTACCTGACATAAAAATAACATGGTCATAGTGGTCCCAAAACATTTCAGTAAGGTAGATATTACCCCAAATCGGTTCAACTAGAATTTTAGTTTTACCATACTGATCTAAATCTTTTTCAAATGTCCAATTTGCAGCGTAATTCGCTTTGTCATTTACAAATCTGTTTATCTTACACATTGATTTATCAACGTGATCAGCCTTCTTAATAAGGTCTAATTTTTTAGTACGACTTCTGGTGTCTTTTGCTTCATCGAGTAGAGTAGCAGCTTCTGACGCAAGTAGTGGAACTAGAATAGTTGCTGCATATTCTGATAATTCGGTCAGATTAGAGATTCCGTCAAGGTCCCGTTCCATCCATGGCTGCCAGATGTTTAATATCTTTAGACTACGTTCTGAAAAAGAAGAAGAAATAAAATCACAAAATGCTTCTTCAAAAGAGTGAGCCTCATCAATTATTAGCAGTTTTGAATTTCTCTCTGCTAGTAAATCTGGAGAATACATTGCATATGATGTAATAAGATGGAAATTAGTAAGACTCAGCGGATTTCGAATAAAATACCCTTGAGCAATTTTATATCCACAGGCTTCACATTTTTTACCGGCAGCTTTATTTAGGATTTGTGAGTCGCCACAGCCCATATTCTGTTTTTTACACCAATAATTGTTTTTGCCCTTGAGATTAGCGATAAAATCAAAGTCTCTGATGTATTGGTCTTGTAGAAGTTTGGTATTTGTTACAATATCCATCTTTGCCTTCTTATTGATCGCACGACGATACCACTCTGCAATCATGATTGCAGCATATGATTTACCGACACCGGTTGGTGCGTCAATCATTATGAATTTTTTGTTAGAAGCAACAGACTCCTTAACGAAATCAAGTATTGCGGTCTGCTGTTCTCGTGGAGTAAACTCCAACTTAATTTCTGCCATATATTGATTATTTACTACACTTATCGAAAGTAGTTTTGATTTACTTGACCTTTTCTGAGTCAGCAACGCGTAATCCGTAACCTAAATCAAAGAAAGAAAATTCCTTTTCTGCTGATTTTTTGGTCATGTGAAAAATTCGTCGAGCTTCACCGATAAACCAGGCTTTCCAGACAGCATGCTGTTCTTCAGTTATCGTATTGTTTGAGAACCATGAGGCATGGTCAGTTTCTAGGACGGACTTATCGACCCCAGCTATTTCAAGCTGCTTGTGAACTGCACTAAGTGCAAAGGCTTCACGTTTTGTTCGTTTTATCATAAATATTGATATTTAGTTTTTATAATAGTATAAAGTTCTTTTAATCGATATGATTGGCGCCTAGTAAATGATAGTTTTACTAGCTCTGTAAAATCATTTTTTAATAATTCTTCAAGTTCTTCTCTGGTTGTTGCACTATGTACTTTTTCTTCAAATTCATTACAGTATTTATATAGATAATTTGCAACTCTAGCAAAATATATTGCAGCTAATAGAAAAAGAGATAATAGTGTTGCAGCGCCACCAATAATATACCAGCCAACCTCCGGTAAAATAAATCGATAGCATATTTTAACCATTATGAGACACAATATCTCAAATATTATAAAAAGTTTCCAGTAAGCTGCTGTTTCTAAGAAAGTGTCTAGTTTTTTCATTGTAATTGTTTTTTAAAATACCATAATTTTCGTCCATTTGCATCAATCAGGGAACAATCTGATTTTCCATAACACGTAAGCCAATCAGAAAAGCCATTCTTTGGAATATCAAATGGGTTTTTCCAGTCTTTCAACTGACCGCCGCCAATAAGATATGCTTCAAATGGAACAGTCTCACATAGTTCAAGTAATTTTGGATTCTTAGTAAGAGCTATTCGAGCCTCCTCGAAGGGATCCTGAGCTGCTCTGTACATTATCTCGGCACGCAAGTAGTTTCCTATACCATTAAAATATAGTTGATTCATGAGCACGAGATGAATTGGCTTATCGAATTCCTTTCGCTTAAATGAATTGAATATATTTTCCTTAAAGTGATTAAATTGTGTAACTGGACATGGGCCTCGATTTTGGGACCAGCCAGTGCTCCATTTCCACTTAGCAAAACGCCGAGCATCTACTAGACATAAACAACGGCCATTTACTGTATTGAATTTAAGATGAGTATGTTTTGGTGAAATGTGTGAGTCCCAAAAGACCCAGTGGCCGGACATGCCCATGGAGACAGAGAGAGAATATTTATGTATTCCTGAAGAGAGGGTCAAGCGCAGCTCTTTGCCTCTAGACTCTGCCGAAATGTCAAATATTTGTAATTCAGTAGGTTGAACTAACGAAAGTCGTTTAACAACCTCTGGTGAGACAGAAAAACTTGTAAAATCTTCGCCATAACATACATCATTGATGTATTCAGCCATTATCTTTATTTCTGCTAGTTCGGGCATTTGATTAAAATAGAGTTATCTCTGATAAACAATACTAAAAAAATATCGAAGAATAAAGATAAATAATAAAAAAATCTGGATAAAAATGAGTAATCCTGTAATGAACTACAACCAATTCATGTCAGCTTTCAAAAAAGCTGTTGCTGGTTATAACGGAAAAGGCAACATTAAAAATGATGATGCTACTGGAACTGCAAAAGTAAAGCAAGAATTAGCTGAAGGACCGGTTAAAGGCAAAGGCACATCACACATTGACAAATACACTAAACAGTATTTAGGCACGGTAAAGAAGAAGAATATTGTTCGTTCTAAATAATCTAAAAATCGATGGAAAAGGCAATTGCGAGCTTTCATAAGTTTGCTCTATTAGAAAAAAAGGGAGACTTAAAGAAATTAGTCGGTAAGGAAGAGGACGAAGAACTTACAATCAATGACGCAAAGAAACTAGGAGTTAAAATTGCGAACATGGATGGTGAGGACAAGAAAAAGTATGTAGGTATCATCAATTTCTTAGGAGCTTCTTGTAATATTTACAACGAAGTCTGGAAGAACTACAAAAGAACCCGAGATCGTAGAAAAGACTAATGTCAAAACTATTTGAAAAATATGGAGATGAGGCTAGCGCAAAAGACGGAGGTTTCGTCTTTCAAGCTATAGTTAGTCATGAAGTGAAATGGGAAATTGAAGATGGCGAGACAAAAATTGATCCTAAAAAAATTAATTGTACGCTACATCAAGTCGATCTATTTCCCGATATGAAGTTTAAAAACGGACATGCAACATCAACATATGTTATACTTAGTGAAGTAAACATTCTTAAAAGAAAGTTTGAACTTGCAAGTGAAGCACTCAAAAAGAAACTCAGACCTGAATATGCACAAGAAGTTATACAACTTTCTGGAAATGCAGGCCAAGGCAAAATAAAAGAGTTAAACCAAAAATACTTCAAGAATACTTATTTTGAAGCTACTTTGAGCACAAATAAAATAGTGCTTAGGGAGGTTTCAACAAGCGGTCTTAATTCAGGAAGTCCAAAGATTACTTTAAAAGTATCAACCGGAATGGTAGATACACTAGATGGAAATCCAGTAGAAAGCTGGAATAGCTTTTCATTAAAGGTAGATGGAACAACCCCATTACTAATAACTAATACTAGTCCAGAACCAATTTCAGCAATAAAAGAAAGAGATGCTATTGAAAATGTCGATGATTTAATCTTTAGAACGATTATTCCATCACTAATTCTAGAGTTTGCCGGTGACTCTGTTGCTATTGATACTTATTCAAATCGCTCTGCACAAGTTTCAGCAGGTATAATACTAGACTATGATGATTTATTTAATATCACAGATACTACTGCACTAAAACAACTCACTACGTAAATAAATAAATAAAATAAAATAATCATAATAAAATGGCAGGGTTACCACATTGGGATAATTCTAGAGCAGCAACTAATTATTACGAACCGCTTTTCTTAAATCAGTTTGAAGTCGTTATTACACCGCCTGCAATTATTTCAGCAAACGTAGATTTACTTGTTGAACACGTAGTATCTATATCAGGATTACCTGAATTAACTCCAACTGGCGTAGTTGAACAAAAATATAAGTTTGCAAGTCGTTCTTTTGCTGGAGCAATTCCTGAAAAGACAACAGCTGATTTGGATATTAAATTTACGGTCAACTTAAATGAAGAAAATGATATGTATATCTACAATATCCTTAGGGGTTGGGCAGATTTAGCATACGATCCATTAACTGGTCGTCAGGGTTTGAAAAGAGACTATTATGGCCAGATTTATGTAGCCATTTTCAATAAAGCTGGAGATATTTTCCGCGAATTTAGATTTACACCAGTAATTCCAAATGGCGCATTAACTCCAATGATATTAGACTATATTTCGCCAACCCTATATGAAGTAACTGCTAAATATAGAGCAGATGCGTATAAAGAAACCCGTATTGGAGAAATCCGCGTTTAAAAAAAGAATTAAATTACACATGGAAATGTTTGATGTACACCGTCGCGATATCCTAAATTTTGACAATTATATGGATCTTAAGAAACCTGGTTTTGGAGGTCCTAATTCTGCTAAATTATATCGTGATGCAAAAGGCAATAAAGTAAATAAGGAACCAAAACTTGCAGGTTTTCAAAGAACGGTAGAGCGTGATCCGATATTTGCTGGAAAACACTATGACTCTACTTACAAAGCTATGACTCATGATCTTGTATATAAACAAGAGAAGAAAAAACCAGTAGAATACCGAGATCCATATATTACTGCAATTCCGGTAACGAATATTGCAATGAAAGAAGGAAAATCTTGTCCGACATTCTCTAGTTTTGTCAATGAAATGTATTATGGAGCAAATCCGGCAGAAGAACAAAAAGTAGCACTACGCGGAAAGACTGATCTTGATGCAATTGGCGATGCTGAAGACAAATTAGACACTGCAAAAATCGATTGGCGAGATTTCTCTAAAAGTGGAAATGGATCTCGAGTAGATTATGTAGATGCAGATGGTGATTTAGTTGCGTATGTTGATATTCCAAGTAGAAAACTTTATATTATGCCAGATGCAGTAACTATTATGGATCCTATTACACCAGAAGAAGATGAAATATCAGTAGACGATGAACAGTATACTGAACTACCTGCAACTGATCGTTATAATACTGAATTAGAAAAAGAAGAGGAAGAAGAAGAAGATTCGAATTATTATAAATCAGACGATGACTTTAATGAACCAGAAGACGAATTTACTGAACCTGAATCAAACGATGTTGCTGATGAAGAAGCACTATTAAGATCATTTGAAACAGGAGATGAAGACTATGATGATGAAGACGAAGAATATTAATTATTTATAGATTAAAACTTAAAAAGGCACTATAATTAGTGCCTTTTTTGTGTATAAAATACATTTTTATATTTTGCTGAGTCCTTCAATATTACCAATTGGATCATCAGATAGGGACTTAGATTCAACTAGAAAATATGAAAATTTTAATTCAGTATACTCTTCATCTACAAAAGCCATAGTATTCATAATAATTGATGCCGAAAGATTTGAATTTAAGTAGACAACTCTGGTGTACTTCTTATTTTTAATATTAATAGCTTTATCGAGTAGCTTTTTAATCTCATAATTCAGCAAGAATGATTGTACCTTGTTTGGAACAATAAATTTCGTATTGAATTTGTCTTTGATTATTTTGCTCACGTTTAATACATAATCTTCTTTGCTCTTTCTTTCAAAAGCGCTAATAAAATTTTTATATTCTTTAACAAAGATTATTGAAACGTGTCTCTCTTCCATATATTATAAATCAAGTTTTAGGATATCTATGCCGGCTTCGCGTAATATTTTTAATCCAGCAATATCTCGATACTCTTCATTATAGAAGACTCTTTTAATTCCTGACTGAATAATAAGCTTTGAACATTCTTTGCACGGAGAATATGTAACATAAAGAACTGCACCATCAGTACTCTGTGAAGATTTTGATACTTTTAAGATAGCGTTTGCCTCAGCATGTAGGACATACCAATAAGTGTTTCCATTTGCATCTTCACACTCATTTGGAAATCCCTTAGGTGTTCCATTGAACCCATCTGAAATAATTGCACCATCTTTTACAATTAGAGCACCAACTTTCTTTCTACTACAACATGAAAGACTTGACCATTCAGTGGCCATCTTTAAGTAGGTCTTATGATATTTTAGGTCCTTTGGTGTCATTTTTGTTAGGAGAATTAGGAGTAATTGTGTTTGAAAATAGTAAATAACTAATAATTGTGATTCCAATCCACTGTAAAAAAGTTATATTTACTCCAAACAGAGAAATAAGATCTGTTACATAATATAAAACAGAACACACAATAGCAGTAAGTAAAATAGTCGTGACTTTTACAAGAGTTGATGTAATAATCTTTTTCATTAGTTAATATTTTTTAAAATCCAGGTAAATAGTTTATCTTCCCACTGATTTGTAGAGTCCGTTGCACAATTAAATAATTCAACAAAGTCAATAGTTGGCTGTCCAGTGTATGAAATTAAAGAAGTCTCAACTGCAGGAATCTCTTCAGCAACAAATTGTGAGTCTAATAGTTTATTGACCATATCAAAATGGTGTTCATATACGTGGAATGAATTTGCAATATGCGTGTATGTTCCTAATTTTAAATCTGGATAAACTTCCATCAGATGTCTATGTAATTGACTTTGTAAGATTGCAAAGAATGCAATATCTGTGGGTAATCCCCAAACAACATCGTTACTTCGCATTGAAATAGTAAAATTAAGTTTATTATCACGAATCTGGAAAATACCATACATTGTGCATACAAAATCCTTATTTGTAGGATATTGATGTTGTGGTAAATTGAAATGTATTATTGCTTGACGCGAGTCTTTATCCTTTATTAAGGAGGTATATGCCCAATCGTATTGGGTGAGCCCAAAGCTATTTTTCTGATTAAATAATAAGTAACCATATGAAGAGTTAACAGTCCCGTCATCGTTCTGGATTGACTCCCAGAATTTAGCATACTTTTTAATAAATTCAACATCATTTTTGCCCATAAAATACCATAGTAATTCAGCAGCAATATACTTCTTTTGAGAAGATCGAGGTTCACTTGAAAAAAGACAAGATAGCGGATTTTCTAGGATTAACGCAATATTTGTATTCTCCTTTATTTTAAATTCACGAGGACGTGTTTCATATTCTGGATTTTGCATCAAGTCAGTTAAGCTCGAGTAATATAACTCTGAAAAAGTAGCGGCTTGATATACCTTCATAATAACAGTTTTAGTTCTTATACAAAATAAGTGAAATAAAGTTTTTTATGCTTTAGATAAATATAATAAAGAATTGTTGAATCGTGTCAGTAAGCTTCATATATCCAATTATTGATTTTCCATCAGTCGATTACGATAAAATTCCAATTGGTGCATTTTTAATAGGATTTGACTCAAATAATTTGGGATATCTCTCTAAAATGGATCACTTTGGAACCATTACGGTTATTGAAGGTACAGGCGGTGGCGGTGGCGGTAGTGGAGAAATCATTGACTTGGGAGATAGAATGACTGGAAATGAAATTTTTGATTTAGGCTTAAGAATATAAATAATAAAGTATGGGACAAATTAAAATACCAAGAATTACAACGGTTGATCGATCTTCATTAACTATGGGAGTTGGTGAATTAGTATATGATACGACAGACGGAAGTATTTATAAGGGAGATGGAGCAACTGCGGGAGGTATTTTGGTTGGTGGTATTGGAGCTCAAGGGACACAAGGACCTCAAGGTACTCAAGGTACTCAAGGTTCTACTGGAGCTCAAGGTACACAAGGACCTCAAGGTACTCAGGGTTCTACTGGACCACAAGGTTCTACTGGAGCTCAGGGCACACAAGGTTCTACTGGAGCTCAGGGTACACAAGGACCACAAGGTACGCAGGGTTCTACTGGAGCTCAAGGTACACAAGGTTCTACTGGAGCTCAGGGTACTCAAGGTACTCAGGGTTCTACTGGACCACAAGGTTCTACTGGAGCTCAGGGCACACAAGGTTCTACTGGAGCTCAGGGTACTCAAGGTTCTACTGGAGCTCAGGGTACTCAAGGACCACAAGGTACTCAAGGTTCTACTGGAGCTCAGGGTACACAAGGTTCTACTGGAGCTCAGGGTACTCAAGGACCACAAGGCACTCAAGGTTCTACTGGAGCTCAAGGCGATCAAGGACCTCAAGGTACTCAAGGTTCTACTGG